CAAAGGCTCAGAAATACCGACTTATTGAGGATTCTATCCATCGCGCACTCTTACGCAGATTAGACGACAAACGTCGTAAGGCGCAACGTAAGGCTATTCGGATGGCAATCACACCCTATCAGCCAAAAGCAAGTTAAACAAAAAACGGGTGTTTCGCGCACCCGTTTGTTGACATGGTTTGCATAGCCGCATCCATGCCAACAATTTTACCAATAAACGCGAACAATACAAGGCACATTTTATAGTTTGTAAAAGGTAATATTATGAAGTCAAAAACTAGGGAGGAATGCAATGTCGGTATTTGAAGGCTTTATACATCCTCAAGAGAACTGGTCGAAATTGCCACATCAATTAGTCAATTCGCTTGACAAATTTACATCTCTATCAGAATTAAAGATTGTTCTATACGTATTGCGCCATACGTGGGGTTTTAAAGACGACGCTAAAACAATAACACTTGATGAATTTCAGTTCGGGCGCAAGCGAAATGATGGTACACGCTTAGATAGCGGCATAGGAATGACAAAACCGACTATTATTAGCGGTATCAAACGAGCAATTGAACACGGTTTTATTTGCGTAGAATCGTCAGGCGAAAACGGTCAAGTCCAAAAATCGTACTCGCTTAATCAGGGGGGGTTAAAAAGTTTAACAGGGGGGGTTAAAAAGTTTAACAGGGGGGGTAAAGAAGTTTTACCCCTAACAGGCTCTAAAGCCGCGTCTACAGAAGGTTCTACGAGTCCTAAAGAAACTAAGAAAGAAACTAAGAAAGAAACTAAAGATTTCGCGCCCGATAAATCGGACACGAACACGGTCAAAGAGGCTGACAAAAAATCCGACAAAAAATCTCCCGAACGCGACATTATTTTTGAACTTATTTTGTATATGGGATGGGGGATTAATTATTCAACCTTATCGGACGCTGATAAAAAAGCAATCGAGTCAGGGCGTGTTGCAAGCGTCAAAAAAGCCTTGATGCAATTAGACCCTCAACCTGTAGAACAAGATTTACGCGGCTTTTTTCGGTGGTATAAGCGCAAATACACTGATACAGCCTACCCGAAACGACCTGAAAAGTTCGTTGAGCATTTTCTTGAATATCGTCAATCGCAAAACGGGGCAAGCAAAAAAACCGACAAACCGAACGCCGCTTATTTAGAGATGATGGCAGAGCAAAAACGCCTTGCCGAATTACGCGACAAAATAAAGGACAAAACCGATGGCAAAACCGACGAATAATATGCCAAATCCAGAAGATTATATCGGGAACGAGTACATCATCTACAATAAGCCTGTACTCGCCCGTTTCCAGACCTCATTCGTAAAGGTACGAGTCGAACAATATTGGCGCGGCATTGATACCTTTCGCCTGTCAGTGGTTATTCCCCGTGAACATGATGGAGAATTTATTATGTGTCCGACAAGAGCAATTATAGAAAGTGACGATTTATGAGCATCCCCCCAAACACGAATATAGATGTTGGAGCGCCGTTCTCTCAGGAAGCTGAGGAGGCGACATTAGGCTCTTGCCTTATTGATTGGTCTGCTTTCCCTCAATTACGGGCGTTTTTGAAAGCAGATGATTTTTTCTTGTTGCGTCACCAGTATATTTGGCAAGCGTTGTGTCATCTTGACGATAACAGCGAACCAATTGATTTAATCACGGTAGCTGAACGCCTAGAGAACATGGGCGTATTAGAGAACATAGGCGGACGCGCCTATTTAGTGTCGCTTCTGAACAATACAGGCACATCTATTTATGCAGAAGTATACGCCCGTTTGGTGCAACGGACAGGGATTCGGCGCAAGGCGATGGTAGCGGCTGATGAACTCAAAAAAGGGATACAAGACGAAACGACTAAGATTGACGAGGTTTTGACACAGCATCAAGCAAAAATGATGGATTTACAACTCGAAGGGGACGGCATGGAGTTTGTTACCATTGCTGATGCCGTTTCACAGCATATGGACAGATTCGAGCTACGGCGGCAAAACCCGAATCATGTTGTCGGCTTGCCAACAAAATACAGTCTCTTTGACCATATCACACAAGGGCTAGAAAACGGGCGCTTGTATGTTATAGGTGGCGTTACAGGGATGGGCAAATCTGCCTTTATGATGAATATTGCTTTGCGTATTGCCAAACAAAAGCGGAAAGTCGAAAAAAAAAACTATAGACTTTCTTTTTTGAATACTACCGAATCGAAAGAAACCTGTCATGTCGCTTGGTTTAGCTACGAAAATATGGTTGATGAAACCACCACGCGGCTTGTCGCAAATATGGCAACCATTGACACCAAACGTATCAAGGCAGCGACAACCGACAACGAATCAGGCGAAACACAACGTTATTTCACGGAAGCTGGTCATTTAGCCAATTTGAATCTGTATATCACCGAAAATGCCGAACTGAATATCATGCAATTACGGGCTATGTGCCGTAAGCTACGCTATGCTGGACAGTTGGATATTGTCTTTGCAGATTATCTGCAAATCATCCCTTCGGGCGGTAACTTCCAAAAACGCCATGAAGAAATAGGCTTTATTTCGGGAGAATTAAAAAAGATGGCAAAAGAACTAGCCGTGCCAGTTGTCACAGCCGTGCAATTGAACCGTGACAGCTTCAAAACCTCCCGAATGCCGATGCTGTCTGATATTCGGGAATCGGGAAAAATTGAGCAGGATAGCGACGGTGTTATCTTACTCCATAGCGAAGATTACCCTTGGGGTGGGGACTGGTCCGAAGTTACCGAAACCGATTGGGACATGAAAGCCCATATCGCCAAGAGTCGGGGAACAGATACAGGGGTTTGCGACTTCAAATTTAGACGACCTTACATGCAATTCGTTGAGATTGTTCCTGAGCCAAACGACCCATTTATCAATAGTTCCGATACGCCCGAACAAGTCAAAGAAAAACAAGCGGCTAGACCGCATTATGCAGACGATATTTAGGAGTCGATTATGGCATTCACAAAATGGGGTTTTGTTGTATCGCAACACGGGTATCATTACCAAGATGCGAATACCTACAATTGTTCGATTACACTAGAAACAAACGAAACGGTTGAGGATGAAGTAAGCGTAGCACGCGAATTAGACATTTTGCTCCGTGAAGGGATTATTCAACATTTCGGCAAGATGGTTCACATGATTAAAAGTGTCCAATTTCACTGGCAAGAAAAAATAATCGGCAACGAAAGCCGTTTGACAACCCAAGTGACCATCACATATACCACCAAAATTGAGCCAATCAATGCCGAAGAAATTCAGGCAATTTTAGCGCCCTACACATTTTAGTTATTTACTTTACGCAAATTTTAGTTATAGTAAATAATAGAGAAAGGAGATGCTATGTCGGTTGCACCTAAACTTACGCAAGAACAAGTTGCTATTATCCGAACACAATTGAATGACCATAACGCCGTTGAGTTTGCCGAACGTTTTGGCGTGACCAAGGTCACGATACAATCTGCGGCACAAGGGCGTGGTTCGTACCAGATTTACAAAAAACCGCCTCCGATAGACTGGATTCGGCAAAAACGCCGCGATTCCATCAGTGAAGACGAGAAGAAGCAGATTAAGAATCTGGTTGCCAAAAAAGACCAGCTTAACTTAACCTTTGAACAAATTGGAAAGATGTTCGACAAATCAGGCGGATACATCCATCAGATAGCGAGTGGCTTACATGACTAATTATGTTCAAATTTTACGCGACAACACAACCGTCTTGGTAGGGAAGGGCAAAAAGAAAAAACCCCTTGTCAAACAGTCAGGCGATTGGGTTCAAGTCGATATGCACGAGGCAAGGCGACTTGTCGCTAATAATCAAGCTGCGCTGCGTAATACGCCTTTGCCGTTTGATAGTCAGGGTATTCAAGTATTTTGGATGCACCCTAGCGATACGCCTTTGGTTTTGCCTTTTGACAACGTAACTGTCGGTATGGGGTATCCCCCTACAATCGAGGGAAATGACGATAAGCTATTTTTAGTTTTGGGAGATAGCAAGCCTGTCGAGTTGCTACAAAATCCAGCAAAATTTGCCCTATTCTTTGAATTGCTACAATCGGTAGACGTATTGCTGGTATTGCATTCATTCAATATAACCGTACACGATACGCATATGTATTCCGATACGCCGACTCTGCATTTGCCCTATTTTAAAGACTGTATCTTTGGGGTGAATAATACAAAGGGCGGTCAAGCGTTTTACGAAGAATGGTTCAAAAATAAAGAATTTAACCCTTTTGCGCTAACTGAAGCCTTGCACGCCACAACGCCAACGGTTAATTTCTTGCCCCCAGATTGGGGGGAATGATGAGCAATTTACAAGAAAACGATAAAAAGCTCAAACAATCCTTGTCTAAAATTCTGGATAGGCAGAGCGATTCGATACGCGCTTTTGTTGAAGCCATGAGCAAAATTCCAGCACCGCCAATCTGGAATCGTTCGCGTGCTATTATCAACGCGGCGGACGTCGAAAAATTAGAATACGCAATAGGGGTTGACCCTGCATCTCTTGAAATAGACGGTGATGGACGTATCCTAAATGCCAGAGCGCTATCATTCGGTTTGGATATTCAGACCTCAGAATATGTTGAGCAAGGAACGGTGTTTTTGGTCAACGAACCCAAAAGCGCGATACACTTCGAGAGCGTGCTTGAGTCGGATAAACTGAATAATATGATTAACAGCTTTGCTCATAAATATTTCAACACCGATTGGATTTATGGTGAAAACTACACGTCCAATCTTGACCCCGTGACGCAATCAAACCGATGGCAACGGCGCTTGGGCGAGAATATGTTAGCGTGGGGCAAGCGACTCGAACAAAACGGATGGCTAGATAATCCCCAAATCAGATGGGAGTACCAAAAAGAAGTATTCCGCACCATTAGCGATACAGTCCGTGATTTAACCGTTATTTTCATTGACTCCTTCGCACAATTCAAAGATTGGTTTCTTGAGCTAACGAAAGGTGACGAATGAACGGTATCGAATTAATCAAAAAACTGAATCGGGTTGTTTCTGCTATGCGATTAAAACCCGACAATATCATTATTGCGATTGTTGCCGACAAAGCCAAGATTGTCATCACCGCCAACGGTCATGAATACCCCTTAATTACAACCACAGTCGAGTATGTTGAGAGAATGGGTATTGAGGCGCAAGCCCGATATTTTGACCATCAACTAGAAAAATGGGGTTTTAAGCCGAATCGACTAAAAATCTTGGAAGAATTTGTTGCCGATTCTTTGACGACAGAAGATGCCGAAGGCTACACGCTTTACGGTCAAGAATTAGCTAAAAGGTATAACCTCCATGAATAAAAACGGTATTATTTTCTCCGCTTATGGGCAAGAAGCCCGTAACGAAGCGCTTGCTTGCATCGAGTCGATACGACGCGCTATTCAAAATTACAAGCTGGATATTGGTATCGCGGTATCGTCTGACGATATTGCCGCGTTTCGCTTGTATGCTGATTTCTTTGAGGAAAAATACGACTCGCCGTTCGGACGCTTGGCGAAATTAAGTGCTGACCGATGGACTCCCTTCCAAAACACGCTTTATTTAGATGCAGATACGCGAGTAAACGGGGACATTTCACCCATTTTTCAGATGTTGGAAACAGGCTTTGAATTTGTGGCAACCTTATCCCCTCAACAGGGAAAGAATTGGCTGTGGCACATCGACAAAACCGAGCGCTTGGCTACGGAAAGTGCGATAGGCTATTTGCCTATACAACTTCAAGGTGGGGTTTGGGGCTTCCGCAAGACCAATAATACGCGCAAATTTTTCGCCAACTGGCGCAAGGCGTGGAAAAAATACCCTGACAATTATCCTGACCAAGCAGCGCTGACATGGGCGATTCATCATTCCCCCATGAAAATCGGTTTGTTAGGGCATACCTATAACGGCGGTGCGGCAATTGCACATCGTTTTGGCGCGGCGCGGCGCACAGATATTGCACAAGATATTCGCTAAGGGAGACAATCGTGAGCGAAGAAAAAACGCCCGAAGAATTGTTGAACGGAACACAAGATGTTACCCCTGTAACACCAACATCCGATATGATATTTGGTATCGAAACCATAGAAGACATTTTCGATATTCTTGCCCAATATCCCGAATTTGACGAATGGGAGCAATTCGGGAATGTTACGGTTAAATCGGAAGGCAATTACCTTTTGTTTAACTACAATGCCCAAGCGACTTATCAAGGGGATTGGAACGCCTTCGAGCGCATGAGTCGCGGCTTGATTATCGACAAATACAATTTAGAAATTCGGGCGCGTCCGTTTGATAAGTTTTTTAATTGGGGTGAACACGGCTGGACCAGTGATGCCAGAGTCGATTACGCAATGCAGAAAATGGACGGTAGTTTAGGCGTATGCTGGTACGACCCTGAAAAAGAAACGTGGCGCATTACAACACGCGGCAGCTTCGATAGCGAACAAGCAAAGTGGGCAACGGTCTATTTGCATCGTCAATATGGCATGTTCATAGATGACAATTTTTCACTTGACCACACATTTTTATTTGAAATAATCTACCCTCAAAATCGTGTGGTGGTTAATTACGGTGGTTTTCAGGGCTTAGTTCTCATTGGCGCACGCATCAATAACACGGGCGACTATTACGATGATGCAATGCTTGAAGCCTTTGCTGGAACGATACTTTGTCCTACGCCGCGCATCTTAGATTTTTTGAGCATCGACAATATCTTAGATGCTTTAAAGCATATTCAAGGTGTTAAAACCGAAGGATTCGTAACAGTACATGGTGATGGTACGCGCTGGAAATTCAAGGGCGAAGATTATTTGCGGATTCATAAGGTCGTTTCAACATTTTCCCTAAAGAATGTCGTCAAAGCGTTAGGGGAAGGGACGTTTCGTCAGTGGCTAACGGGTATCCCCGACGAATTTCTAGGCGAAATTAAAGCGATGGCAAAAGCAATTACCGCAAGAGTAGACGGCATTGAAGCCGATGTTGACCGCGCTATTGCAATGTTGACTGTACAATTAGACTATCTTCACGCAGAAGCGAAAGATAGGCGTAAAATTTTCGCGCAAAATGTCAAAGCGTATTATCCCGAATTAGCACCATACCTATTCCGCAAGTTAGACGGTAAACTAGACCGTGAATTCATCTTAAAAAAGCACGATTTTAGCGACTTGGAGAACAAAGACGATGCCAAGAGCGAGTCTTGAAGGCGGATTGCATTCCATCGGGCGTTGCCGCTTATGTGGTCGCCCGATGATACATCACCGCTTGTACGGCTACCAATGCAGTAGCCGCGAACACCAATCTATATTGTTTCGCATGTACGAAAGCAATCGCTTTGACGAGAAAAAAGTTGAAGTTGAGATAAGCAATTGGAGAAAGCGACATGGATACTAAACGGTATTTAATCAACTACAATCTCACACTGTTATTCGGGCTGATATTTTTATATATTGCATTTATTCTTACAGTGCCTACGTTCAATCAGTATTGTTTGAGTGCCGCAATCATTGTTGTTGCTTTTATTTTTGGTGACGGTATGAACCGATGGAACGAATTGCGCGAGGATGAACCCGAAGCGGTTGACCTGAAAAAAACGGGCGAGTTAGTCAGGCTTGAAGATGACGAAAGTTCACATTGTTTATCCCAATGACGAGCGCGATATAATCTCGCGTATGATGGTTTGTCTTGCGCGTGGCGCAGGATGGACAATCGAAAATAAAGCAAAACCGAGTGCTGATATTAATTATTTCGGTTTGTACCTATTCGCACTAGGGCGCGACAAGCATCTGGATTACAAAGGCAAAACGGCGGCATGGTTCAGCCACTACGAAATTGAAACCCCTCACAAAATGGAAATGTGGCAACAAGCGGCGGAATGGGTTGATATTCGCTTAACATCTGCGCCACAATATCTTGAGATGCTTAAACCCTACGGTGAAACCCATCTAGTTATCCCTCCTGTACACGAACAATTTGAATTGGCAGGACCACGTAGCGCGACGATAGGCGTTTCGGGTTTTGTATACCCTCACGGGCGCAAAGGGGAGCATCTGGTCAGTCAATTATCCGAATACTGCAAGGGACGTGGTTGGCATATCAAAGCGTCTGGCAAAGGATGGGATGTTGAGGACATTCAAGAATACGATTGGTTAGATATGCCTGATTTTTACCGTTCGCTTGACGTGTTGCTGGTCACGTCTTACACGGAAGGGATTCCGATGCCGCCCTTAGAAGCCCTTGCGTGCGGAACGCCCGTTGTTGCACCTTATGGCGTAGGCTTATTAGACGAATTAGATTCGCCTCACATTTTCCACTACAAAAAAGGCTCTTTCGAGGGGATGATTGAAGCCCTCAAAGATGCTCTCTATCCCGATAGAGCCGTTCGGAAATTTAGCCAATGGAATTGGGTTCATTCACATAAAAAAGCCTTTGGTCTAACTTAACCCTTTACTGTATCTAAAATATCATTTACAGTATTTAAAAACAAAAGGTGGGTTCAATGGGAAAAACTACGATAGAGTGGGCAGACCATAGCTTAAATTGGTATACGTGGAAGTGCAAAAAAGTTTCTGCCGAGTGCAAAAATTGCTATATGTACGATATGGCTAAACGCATGGGCAAAGACCCCAATGGTATCCCTGAGTGGCGTGCAAACGCTGTAAAAGATTATAACAAACTAAAAGCTGGTGACGTGGCATTCGTCAATAGCATGTCTGACTCCTACATTGAGGGCGTGCCGTTTGAATGGATTAAGCACATGCACCAATACGCCGTACTCAAGCCCGAAGTAATCTTCTTATTCCTCACCAAACGCCCTGAGCGTGTATTAGAACTCGCCCCTGACCTCGATTTTCCCGATAACCTTTGGGTCGGGACTAGTGTTGGTGTGCGTTCTTCAATGCACCGTATTGAGACCTTACTAAAAGTCCCAAGCGCAGGGCATTTTGTGTCGGCTGAACCGTTGCTTGAGGATATTTCGGGAACATATTTCGGGAATAGTATCACCCCGTTTCTCCCTGCTTTGGGATGGGTGATTGTCGGTGCGGAAAGTGGCAATAAGCGTCGTGATTACGATGAGCAATGGGCGCGGAATATTCGGGATGCGTGCCTCGCAGTTGATACACCGTTTTTATACAAACAAGGTAGAGCGCGAACAAGCGCGTGAAAGAGCGAAAGATTATCGGCAACGGTCTCAAGCGGCATTTGATATTCTCGTGAATTTAGGGCTAGTCCCTGATGAGGATTTTGTTAGCACTCGTGCTATTACTTATCTCAAGAAAAATGCCCTCAAAGTGGGCGACGACTATGTATTAATCGACAAGGAAGTGCCAATCGTATGATTTTTCAACATACCTTAGACAAGGTTCTCTCAGGACAAAAAACCCAAACCTCGCGTCTATGGCAAGACCATTGGGGCGGAGTCTTGGAAGCCAATAATAGCGTGACCGTTTTTAATGGCAATACAGGGCGTAGGCTTTACTATGCTGGGCAAATACGGTCTGTTCAGGCAGGGCGCGGCGTAAAAGGGGTTGCCGAAATTGAGATATTGCGTGTGCGAAAATTGCAAGTGCTGAACTTTGAGCAGCGCGATATTGAATTGGAAGGCTTCAATAATCGCCATGAATTTCTAGGCTTATGGCGTGAAATGCACCCTCACTTTATGGCGGTTGTTTTGAACTTTCGTTTAATAACCCTTTACAAAAAATAAAAAGTAAAGTATCCTTCTGGTATTGTTAAATTCTAAGGATTAACCCGATGACCGCACAAGAATATGTTCATCTTCATCAGTATTTACAAAATGTTATTCGCCAACATTATCGGCTAAATTTTCCGCTTATGGCGCGGTGTGATAATTGCAACGCCATAGTGCCAAAAGGGGAATTGCGAACACGCTTCATGATTACTCGTTCAGCAAGCACTTGTGCGGCTTGTGACCGCGAATTAGAAAATTACGATTAACAACGGGGATGAACGGATATGCTACCTGAACACCTTGATTGTCCCTTAACACAAGCATTCAGGTAAAACGGCGGTTCGATTCCGCCCATCTCCACTTATGTATATTTAACTAAGGATTAACCAAATGAGCGATAAAACCCAAAAAATCATTGACGACCTGAAAGCGGTTATCAAAACTGAGGAAGCCCTAGAAATTGTCGATACAGACAAACTTGAAGCCCTCAAAGCCCAAGTTCGGGAATTGGAAGCATTATCGGATGACGGTATTCCGTTTGAACGTTCCGAAGTTGATGAATACATCACAGAAGCTAGAACAGGGAATAACAATCATCCTGGTATCGAAGGGCTTGCGCCTAATCTTGAAACGCCTGACGAAGAACAGGAAACGCCCGATGAAGGCAAGCTGATTATGGTCAGTAAGCTAAAAGGTCGCCCATTGGAAGAAATTTACGGCTATGTCGATACATTCAAAGAGACCGCAGAGAAATTAGGCGCTGATGAACTTGACCTTGTTCAACTGATGAACCAAGCGATTGACCAATATAAACTCGCCCAGAAAGAATATGATACCTTCGTTGCTGGTAACAAAGACTTGTTCGATTTAAAAAGCACAATGTCTTTTGAACGTACAAAAATGGAGCGTACTATTGCAGGTCTAGCCGCACGGTTTGCAGAACGCAATGTACGTATTCACGAAGGTGAAAAAGAGGGACTTTGGGATATTACGGTCAAAGATGCCGATACTGTTCCAGACGGTGTAGGCTTCCAAATCAGCTATCAAATTAGTCCTGCGGCGCAGAATAAAAAAATCGAGGTCATTAACGACCCTGATTTAACTCAGTGGGCGGTGCGTTGGAATCAAACACTACTCGCAATCGACAAAAAGGTGATGGAACAACTTGTCAAAGACCCGATGGTTGCCCAAACGCTGAATCTCATTCAAAGCGCCGTGACCTTAGATGCCAATAAGGTTGAAGATTACATGAAGCATTTGCGCGAATTATCGCTTGGCGACCAAACCCAAGAATTACTCCCCGTTGACATGCCCCCTGCAAGCATCAAGCCGTATATTCAACCAACTGTCGGCAAAATCTCCTATGAATTAGATTCCTAATGGTTATTCGGGCGGTTATTTAACCGCCTTTATTTTTCAATCAAGAAAGGACAATGCAATGTCAGACGTAAAAACGGAAACTGAAATTTGCGAATATTGCGGTTCGTTGGTTCGTGCCAATGAGCTACCCGAAGATGAACAAGTTTATGATGACTGGTGTTTGTTTCGAGGGCATTGTGACGAATGCAAAAAAGTAGTCAATTTAGCCGTGCCTGATAACCCGAACAACGAAAACGAATATTCCATCTTTTGCGGCACTTGCGAGAATACGTATCGTTTGTTGCAAGAATATCGGGTTGATGAACCTACATCAATCGGTGGACATTGCCCATATTGCCAGTCCTACAACGAAACTGAAATTAGCGATGAAACGCCCTACGTTAAAACCTTGCCGTCTAATTTTGTCCAAAAAGCGACCTATGGCACGGACGCAAGCATTCTCTTTGAGAAAAATCACGCCAAATTAGGCTTGTTATTGAGCAAAGCGGCGCAACTCAAGCAAGATTTCAAGGTTCACTTTCATACTGATTTAGACCGTATTACCATTACGGTTGATTTTGATATACCGATTCGCAACGAAATGGTGACGTATATCGCAGAATTAGATTTACAGTGGTCAGTAACAGGAAGTGTTGTTGTGTTTATCGGTAAGGACGTGCCAAGCTATTTGCGCGTAACCATTGAATACCACGAGGATTCAACCGTAGTTTCGGACTAAGATTTCGATAAACCCTTCAAAGATACTCCCATCGTCAGTTGTGATGGTGTTGACTAAGGTATATTTGACACCATCATCTCCGCCTGAAACTTTCACAACCGCACGAGTATTGTTATTGTCCACGCTCTCTTGCGTTAAGGTCAAGCCTGACGGACTAGAAGCCCACGCACTGGTATTAATTTCATCCCCATCCCCATCGTCTTCGGACGCGAGTAAATCTGCCCAATTGATGAAATAAGGAAATTCCTCAGCTACGGTTTTTTCAAAATACTGATTGTCACTCATCGGTCATCCCTTACTGTATAAATTCGATTTCGCGCACTTGGAGTATGGGTGCGTTTGCGTATGCGCGGCGTGTAAGTACGCACACTGACAGGCACAGTGTAGCCTCTATCATCGTCAGGTTTTAGACCTTGAAAGATGGTCAAGCCATACACAACGGACGCACTACTAATAAAGCCTAGCGATACATTCAATTCTAGCACAAGCGGATAGAGCGTATTGCTTGAGGCAATATGCCCAAGGGAAACGGTCATTGCTGCATCAGGACCATATAGCGTCGTTGTCGTTGCAATAAACCCAAGCGCAATACTTTGTTCAACACCAACCGTTAAGGGGTACAAAACCGTTTCGCTTGCAATATGCCCGATGGAAATAGTCTGCTTTGGTAAAACAGTCGGGCTATAGAGTGCCGTGTCGTCTGTAATAAAGCCTAAGCTAACCGTCGATTCACTATCCAAGCTATGAATCGCACTCGCTGAGGGAATATGCGTCAAATTAATTTGCGGTTCTTCGGCAGCCGTTAAACTATAGACTGTTGACGCATCGGCAATAAAGCCAAGTGCGACATTCAAATCGTCGGATACGATAGGCGCATAAACAACCGTTTCGGAAGCAATAAAGCCGAGATTGATTTCTAATACAAATTCGGGCGCGTATAGGACACTATCGGAAGCAATAAAGCCCAAATCAATTTGTGGCTCAACCGTTGCACTCAAACTATAACTTTGGCTATTACTGCTAATATGCCCTAAACGAACTTCTAGTTCACTGTCTAAACTATGAATCGCCGTTTCGGAAGCAATAAAGCCTAAGTTAATTTGCGGTTCTTCGGCAGCAGACAGACTGTAGACAAGCGTATCGCTATCAATATGACCCAATACAGCCTCAGATAGTGTTGCGACGCTAAAAAGGGTAGTTTCGCTTGAAATGTGTGTCAGATTAATTTGCGGTTCTTCGGTAGCTGCCAAACTGTACAACGCCGTATTTGACGCGATATGTCCTAGTGCGATTCCTAAGTCGCTACTCGCTTCAAGTGCGTAAACAGTCGTATCACTCGCAATATGCCCTAATACAACGTTAGATACAACATCGGGCGCGTGATTAACCGATTCGGACGTAATATGCCCTAATGCGATGGTTAAGGCAGGGCTAGGGCTATAGAGTGCTGTTGTCGAGGGGATATGCCCCAAATTAACTTGCGGTTCAACACTAGCCGTTACAGCGTGTAACGCTGTTTCGGAAGCAATAAAGCCTAAATCGACTTGAACATCAACATCCGCCGTCACACTATGAACAGCCGTATCGGATGCAATATGCCCTAAATTAATCTCTAATGCCGCTTCTAGCCCGTGAATCGCAGTATCGGACGCGATAAACCCAAGATTAACTTGCGGTTCTTCGGCAACTGTCGGACTGTGCAACGCCGTATTTGAGGCAATAAGCCCCAAAATCGCCTCTAAATTCAATTTCGGACTGTATAGGGCTGAGGATTGGGCGATAAAACCCAAATTAACCCCTAAATCGGGCGTTACGGTCAAACTATAGACGTTTGTAGATGCGGAAATGAAGCCTAAATTGACTTGTGGCTCAACACTCGCATCTAAACTATGGATACTTGTCCCTGACGTGACAAACCCAAGATTGACTTCCGATTCTGCCTTGACTGCATGACTCGACGTGGACGATGCAATAAAGCCTATGTTTATCGTCTGGTCACTTGCTGGTGGGTCTCCGATGATATGCTCATCGTATTCTTCTGTTCCGCCTTGTGTATACAAGTACGCCAACACAACCTTTGGCGTATCGTTTACAAAGATGTTTGCCCCTGCAATGTTGTCGATATAGACACTGTTATAGACTTCGGTAACTGTACCCGTTGAGCCTTGTACAACATTCAAATCGTCTTGCGCGTCTGAAAACACACACCAAAAATCCGCATTATAGGTGTCTGCGGCAATCTCAAATTCGCCATCGTAATTGTTGGTTTCGCCCGAAACATCGTACTCCGCACCAGGAGTACCGTCATTTACGATATTGGAGGCATAAATATAGTCGTTTGAATTTTTTTGCCACGCGCAGACAATGGTTTCATCACCGCCATCATCATAGTAGCAAATCGCTGTGGAAGGCGTAAAATCGACCACTGTATCGTTGACCTGTTGGGCGCTAGATAGGGTGTCCGAACTATTCAGGGATTTATGCTGTAAATCGTAATAGCCTGTTTCGTCCAAATAGAAGAAATGTACCTTGTCGCTTTCGCCAAGCACACAACGAGGGTTATTCCAATAGCCCCAACTACCGTCATCAACCGTATTTCCTGTTGTCCAAGTCCCACCTGTAGACCGTTTGGCGTAAGATACACCGTCTGTTCCTGAATTATCCTCCACATAAAGAACAATTACTGTGCCATCTGAACGCACGGCAATATCAGCGCCTTCAACATCAACATTATTGGCGTTGAGAATTAATTCAGCGTCAATATCCCATGTGTCCGTATCCATGTCAAAGGTATGGTAATAGATACCGCCGTTTGCGCTCCCAGCAGACTCCGACGCGGTGACGATATGCAATACATCATCGACCTGAACAACATTGACGCAAACAATCGCGTGGGGAACAGTCGGGCGGTTGCTTGAATCGTTCTCAGACCATGTATTATCGCCATTATCCGCACTGAGACAAACTAAGGTCGTATTGTCGGATGACAACAAGGCAACCGCGTAATGGTCGCCATTAGAAGCCCGCACGGGACCATATCGTTGCGTGTTACTCGCTTGTCCGTTAAATTGAACTCCCGAAAGCGCTCTTGGTAAAGCCATTTACGCGCCTCCGAACACTCGCAGCGATAAGTTGTCAATCCAATAGTGAGATGAATTTTCGTTAAGCCATTCTGCAAGGGTTTTTGCCGCCCATCCTCGTTCGATTAGCGGCTGAATCCGTTTGTCCCGAATTTGATTAAATTTCGGCATATCTCTTGGATTCATATTGTCTGGTGGGGAAGGGGTAACATTCACAAAATGAACAATGCGCGTATTTCGTGTTACGAACGGCGCTAAATTTGTTCTTGCAAGTGACCGTTCGGTTGCACTCATGCTAATCATCACACCGTCATCAATCACCAAATCAAATTTACTGAGGGACGTTGTGTTGATTATTTTTGTTCCCAATGCTGCATCGAGTACGGACACATTATAGATTTTGTCTGCTATTTCGGGGTATAGCGGCACAACCTGTTTGGCTTTATTGGCATGGATATACGGACTATTGTCTATGCCCCAAAGGTTTGCGATTGGCGACCCATTGAAACGCATCGCAGCCATAAGGTAGCCAAAACCAGCACCAACAATTAAGACAGTTGCGGTATCGCGCCACAGATTATTATCTGCAAGCGTTTTAACCTTGTCCAACCATGGTTTATAGGGTGTACGCGATACATATCGCGCATATTGTCTACCATAGTACAAGGTCGCATCTCTGTTTGTGGGTGCGAAGCGTGCTTTACACTGATATAAATCGTCAAAATCTTGTTTTGTCCAAGGCATTTAGCCTCCCAAAAGCATTTTCCCTGTGCTTTTGATATGCCCCAACTGCACAGCGAGAGTCGGGCGTTCAATTTCGGCAATGAGTTCAAACCCTTTGGTCGTCAGGCTTTGATTTACGTCAATATAACCTAAGCCAAGCAAAAATTGTGCGTGGCGAAAGTCAATCCCTTTATGATTCGACAAGCGTTTTAAGCATTCAAACATCATCAATTTTTCAACCTGTAACCAGTTGAAAATGACCTGCCGTTTTAGGTCAATTGCCTGTAAGCGAATGCTTGCCAATTCCTGCTTCATAGACGGCGCATAATACCAATAGGCGGACGTAAGAGTCGGGTGCAAATTTAAGGGCTGTATTCGCACCCTATCGCCATCTGCGAATGCTTCTATGACTTGATAGCGTAGCATTATAAATCGAACAATCCGCTTGCATTGACGGTGACGTTAATATCGTTCCCGTTAGGCGTAACGCTAATATCATACTTCAACATCACGCGAGAAGTTGTATCTGTGCCTGTGTCGCCCCAAATGACCAGCAAGTCGATTGCCGCGCCCGAAGGCACATTTGTGAATACGAAGTCATCAGCATCGACATTGTTGCCTGATACAGTCGGATTCAAAAATGCAGAGGCTTCCTGCACAGGCGTTGTCACGTCATTATAAAAGTCGTCATTCGCCTGACTTGGCGTGTAGGTTGAGCTACGAACAAGGCTTGCGCTAATATTGGTGGTATCCCAATCAACAAAATTTGCCCCGTTGGTCAGCAGCGAATTTTTATACGGTGTATAAACAAAATCTGCCATGATATATTCTCCATTTATTGACAAGCAAATTATAGCACACAACAAAAAAAGGGCGCACGTATGCACCCTTTTGACGGTCTCTATAGCAGCTATATTGGCGGCAATTCCCGTGTATTGGGGTCATTGTCCGACAAGTTCTTGAGAAATTCCAACAGATTCTTCGGATAATCGTGTTCGCTCCGTTCTACCGCATCATCAAACCAGTCCAGTGTATCGTTGAAAATATGACGATGCTTTGCTGGCACGACCTTAAATAGACGTTCTGAGAAGTCAAAAAACTCAGCACTACGTGTTAGTTGCTCTGTGGAACGGTTTAAGCCCGACTCAAACGCTGAACGCCACGTCTTGTTATTCTGCCATCCTGTAACTGAACCATAAATAAATAAGCCAAGTGCAATCACAATGACCATGAACACCGATTCAGACAATCCGAACACTTTAGGCGTTTCGGGTGTTGGTACGACAACCGTTGTCCCATCATCGGTTTCAATAATCTCAACCGTTGAAACAGGTTCAGGCGTGGTTTCTTGCGCGAAAATAGCAGCAACGCCAACTTGGAATACAATTATTCCGATAAGTAGCACGTACAAGATAGGGCGTAACGTTAGCCATAGTTTAAGCATGGAAGATTCCTCACTAATTTTTGAACAATTGAACAGCGCTATTATAACACACTAGGGCTTGTCCGATTCTTGCTCATCTTCTTCGGGCAATTCGGCAACGAGTCGGGTTAATTCGTCTGTCGTGACCTTATACCCTTGTTTGGTTAGCAGGTTTTTTAGCACGCGCACTTCTTTTTGAAGCCGTTTTATTTTGCGTGTTTTTTCGTTATTTTGTTCCGTTAGGAAACTAATTTTCTCTGCCATTTTATCCACTTTTTCAGCAATTGCGCTTTCGGCTTTTTCGCGCTTTTGCTGCTCATCTTCTTGGTTTTTTTCGATTTTATCCAGACGGTCTAATAAGCGTTCGGATACTTGCGCCGTTGCCAAGACAGCCTCAACCGATTGGCGAATATCGTCATTGCCAAGACCGTTCGTTTCTGTATGGCGTGCGCGGCGATTCCGCTTGGCACGATTGATAATCGGTTTGTCATCATCTCTAGGGCGGATTGTGAGAAAAAACCACCCAATTGACACCCCGATAAGAGTTGCTATGGCTTCGAGTGTCATTATTCACCATCAGGCTTGTTAGAGTCGATTAGTAAACTAGCTTCATATAAAACTTGGTTTTCCGCTTCCAGTACATTCAAGCGCCGCAATAAACGGAATATAAAAACGAGAAGCCCGATAACAAAGGATGCTGTAACCAAGTGCATCAATGGCGCAGTAGGGCTTTCGGCAATTTGTTTAAGCAACGATAAAAACCATAAAAATGCAGGTAAACAACAGATTGCAACCAAATTCGTATTCCCCGTTAAACGGTATACCAAGATGGTAAAAATACCTGATACAAATAAGGCAAAAGAAACGAAACTCGGTTGTACACCAAACTCGCGGATAATGTGATTCGCAACGGGGTTATCAGGGCGCACTAAAATGGCGAATGACGAAATAAACATCAGCGCCGCAATGATACCGACAAATTGCGCCAAATAGGTAATATCTTCTAATTCTTCTCGGATTGTCGGCTTGGGGTTAGCCGCTATGTTTTCTGCCATGTTAGCCTCACATTTTGTTTTCGGTATTATACCATAATTGGCTTAATCTAAGCTGAGTACAAGGCTTGTGCTACACCTTGAACAACAATCGTCATTTCAACCATGCCGTGCGATACTTCGTGTGCTGGTGTTCCCGAAGGGATGAAAGAAAATGGTGTTCGCGCATTCCCCGTGCGCGTCAAGCACGTTAATTCGATTTCGTGGTCTTGATATATTCCCCCTGCATCAGCAAGGAATACATCGGTTATGTCCATAATAATATCAAGCGCCGCATTGGGTGTACCACCTGAGTTCCAAACGCCAGCACCGCCAAGTAAATAGGTCACATCAACGTGATTGGTTATGTCCGTACCATTGTAAGAAATACTTACATCAGTCGGATAATCATCATCTTCTGCTACAACAAAGACTTGTTCCGCATTGAGGTTAAATAAGGTATGGGTATGCGCTGCACTTCCTGGACTCCCACTAGATACTGAACCCGTAATATTGCTTGGGCTTCCTGGTATCGCCACGCGCATATTTGAGGACAAGGGAAATGTGCGCCAACGCAGCAAAACCCGTGTTACATCAGTAACGGTGTCATCAATCCGTAGCAAAAAGCGTGCTGGTTTTTCGACATACGTTCCACCAGCTTGAAGGGTATCATAATAGGTATAGCTTTGACGAAAGGCTGTTGGGTCAATCCAAAGGCGTTTTGACTTGATGGACTTAACCGCTTTTGCCATGATGTCTACATCGTTCATTTCTTCACGGTCTACATTGACGAGTTTCAGGGTTGAGACAAAATTCCCTTGTGCGCTGCGCGTGGTCGATTTCTCCATCACCCAAAAATCGTCGTCAATATCCACATAAAAATTGCCTTCTGTGTTTAAGCCCTTGTAGCGCACATTCACCTTGTCGCCACAACGCAATTCGGCTGTTAGACCGTAAACTTGTACATTATCGAGGGTGACACGTCTATCTTTGTGACGCTTCAACCATTCTTCCCCGTTTTGCAGTAGGGTAGTTTGCCCCTGTGTTTTACCTGTTGCGGTATTGCTTACAGGGCGTACTTGGTCGAAAACGACAACCGCTTCCCGAACACCGTTTGCGGCAATACTCGCAGTATCTTCAATGTAATATTCATCAACCCCATTGAGGCGTGTCCGTGATTGCACCGTATAGGTAGACCCCACTTCACCGTCATTTAGTGTAAGTTGGGCTGCGCCTTGTCCTGCGCCAAGCACGATAACACGGTTATAGGTTTCGTCCAGACTATAACGGACGTTAATCCGTTTTAGGATAGCAACATCTTCGCGCTCATGAAATTTAGAGTCAGTTGTCTGTAAATTCGTCAGGCGCACGTTTGTATTTACTACCCCAAATGAACCAATCTCTAATTGCCTCAGTGTGTCATTGAGGCGAAAGTGAACGCCGTTTCGCCCTGTTACATCTGCAATCCCACTAAAATGACTTTGTCCTTGAAAGGTCGAATTTAGGAATACCGTATTCGGAGTCGAGTCGTAATTACTTCGCGTCCACGCAGGAGTCGCAGTCGTTAGCAAATCTAAAACGATGCTTCCTACATTGAAATTATTATAATCTCGCGCAAAACCAGCAACGAGTAATTCCAATTCTTTGAGCATATCCCAACATTGAACGGTCAAGGTCGCCTTGCCGTTGTCGTCTGAAATGGAGTGTTTGCGGTACATATACCGCCCGATATATCCCTCTTGTTCGGTATATACATCAAAGAAAACAGCATTATCCACGTCAAGGGCTTTAGGGTCAGATGCTGGCATAACAAAATCCAACATGCCCATGCGTGAGAGCCGTTCCTGAGTATTAATTTGTGAGACATTACGTAATGACCCAAGCGTGCCAGATAATTTATTGCCCGAACTATCGAGAACATCTATCCGAAACGGGCTATCGGGCGCTGAATTTAAGACCATAATTTACCTTACGTAGTGTGTTTGCCATTTAATTGAAATGTCAGGGTTGCCAGTAACCGATGTTGCGGAAATTTGAAATTGATTCGTTCCGTTTACAAAATCCCACCAGTGAATTTGGGTATCAGGAACATCTAAATTTTCATAAACCCCTGTACCGTCTAAATCTATATGTTGCGGCAAGCCCTTCAAGGTCAACACTTCATTTGCGGCAACCGTCCCTGTATAAGTTACTTCGGTGCTGGTTGTCGCATTCCGAATTAAAATATCGGTACACGACTCGCCCGTTCCTGGATTAATCGTGATGGTTAAATCCTTGTGCGGAATACCTGCATTGAAGCAATTTAAAGTGCTGGTCGTGCCACTAATAAGAATGTGATTTATTTCGTTTCCGCTATCCCATCCGTAGCCTGAACTCCAAACCCATTCACCGCCTGTATAGCTTAAAAATGTTTCGGCAACTTGTCGCCAGTAGGGATAAACCATCTCAAACGAGACATTCATCGGTTCATATCCCTCTAAATCAGAGATGCTATCAGGCACATACACATTGGCACGCGGTTTTGTGATACCTTGTACCAATTTTACTTGTGCTTGGCGTAGGCTATCGTCGCGCATTTTTGCCGTGAGTATTTGTCTGCCTGAATAGGCTTCGGTATAGATGTCGTCTAAAAATTGGTCAATATCGGAAACATCTTGACTGGATACCCAAAAGGTCGCAGATAAGATTTTACGCTCTAAATAGGTATTTGCGCCGTCCATATCAAACGCGCCATTGCGTAAGTCAACCGTATTTGACCGAAACGGCACAGGGAGTTGATGTTGGGCTTGTAGTTGCGGCAAGATAATATTGCCAAAGCTATATAGTCGCATAGGTTATGTTCCGATTCTTACGCCTTCGGCTTGCAAGGTATTTTTCAACATAGACGCTGAACTTCGTGCATCTGATTCCGTAATCGGATGGTGGAAGTTGAAATAAATATTGATAGGAGAGCCATTTCCGCCGCTTTGCAATATGTCTTCGGTTTGGGCGTTCGGCACGACTGTACCATCTGTTTTCGGGATGAATAACTCTCTTGAGTTCGGACTACCACCATCACCAACGATAATGGGGTCTCCTGCGCGAGTATCACCACCAAATTGAAAACCGAATTGTCTACCAAATGCGCCCACAACATCGCCAAAACTAACTTGACCACTTGTGACCAAACCAGAAATTTGCCCTAATTGATTAGCGGATTGCCCTGCGGTATTAATTGCACTCATCGGGTCAAAGTTCGCTAGGGAATTGCGAACGGGCGTAATAATGTTAGTCGTTACCCATTCAACGATATTCGGTAGGGCATTTGCAATCGCACTAAAGATACTGGTCCCGACACCTGCCCAATCGACACCTGCAATCGCAGAAGCTGCGCCATTGACTAAGGGCATGAAAACATTGGTCGATAGCCAAACAACAAAATCGAATGCGGCAATAAGGGCAGAGCCAATCGCGTTGAGGAAGGTTTCTCCCATGCCAAGCCAGTCTATGCCTTCAATTGCGCCGTCTGCATTTTCTGTCACGGGGTTGAAGATGCTATCAACAATCCACGATACAAAGTCAAATGCGGCGGTTAAGGCAGAGCCAATTGCGTTAATTATCCCTTCACCGACTGAAAACCAATCAATCGAATCAAGTGCGGCTTGAGCATTATTGAGCATCGGGATATAGACATTGGTCGAAAACCACTCAACAAAATTAACCGCCGTTGTCAGGACAGAGCCAATTGCGTTCAAGATACCTGAACCGACAGCGCTCCAATCTATGCTTTCCCAAGCGGCTTGCGCGTTGTTAATCAAGGGCGTTCCGATATTATCTGCAATCCATGTTGCCCACGATACGGCGGTATTGAATGCCGCGCCCAAAGCGTTAAGGATATTCGTTGGAACAGCACCCCAATCTATATTATCCCAAGCGGTTGTTAGGCTATTAACGATGGGATTTATCAGATTATCTTGAACAAAGGTTGCCGCGCCCGATAATCCGCCACCTTGAAAGGCATCTACTAGTCCTGAGAAGAAATTCCCTATGCCCTCAAAGGCAGGTTGCAAATAATTCACCCACGCATCGTTGACAATATCGCGTATGCCTAAGAAATTTTCTTCCCATGCTGTTCTGAGGGCGGCAACCGCTACGATTAACGCGCCAAAAATAGCTAATGGGACAGCGATTGCAGCGACAAACGACGCGACGGCAGGGATGATAACCGCCCCAATCGCAATACCAAATGCAACCAATACGTCTTGCATCTCAACGAAACTACCAAGCCATTCTACGATAGGACGCGCCGTATTGATTATTGTTTCTGCGAAAGTACGAATATGAAACGTCATTATGGCTAATGTATTTGTAATTCTAGGGTCAAATACTTGACCTAGCATTAACCAGAATGCATACCCTGAATCTACGCCGTTTTCGATATTTGTAAAAAACTCGCTAATTGCATTAGAAGCGGTAAATAAAAACGCCCCGAAACGACCTACCATGTCCCCCAATGGTCGTAAGAAACGGGGCAAATGCCCTAACCAATCGCTAAGGGTTTCGCCATTCGATACGCCGTTTTCAAAAATCGCAAATAAGACACCAAATACGTCAATAAGCGGCTGTACAAAGGGAGCGATGACGCGCCCTGTACTCACCATCGCAGACTCGAATCGCGCCCGAAATAGGTTGAGGCTATTTTGGATACCATTTGCCATCTGATTATATGCCGCTTCGGTTGCCCCTGCGGAGTCTGCCATCGCTTCGGTATTGTTGGCAAAGGTCTCCATGTTCGCGCCCGTAAGGGCGAGTGCTGCTTGTCCAGCTTCGATACTGCCAAACATCTGATTAAGCGGAATACCAGCTTCGTTAGCGGCTTGTTCCATCAAGCGCAAGGCATCAGCCGTTGAACCGCCTTCCTCAATGAATGAGCCAAAACTTTGCCCAGCAACTTCTTCAAATATTTGACCAACTTCTGTACCCGTGTCACCTAATTCCACAAATAATTGACGCAGTTGGGTTGTCGCAACGCTTGTTGGTACACCTTGCGCGGTAATGGTAGCGAGACCTGCCGTAATATCTTGGAATCCAACACCCATTGCCGCCGCAACAGGGACAACGTTAAACAAAGAACTAGAGAGTTGTTCAAAGTCGGTTTTACCAAGTCTCACGGCGGTAAACATCAAATCAGAGGCTTGTGTTGCGCCTAACACGTCCGTTCCGTAAGCATTGATGACAGACGATATACCATCGACTGCGGTTTCGAGGTTTGTCACCCCACCCATAGCGGCTTGATGGGCAGTTTGCATAAATTCAAAGACATTATCGCGTGGCACGCCAGCAGATAGGGATTGATAGAGTGCTGGCAAGGTTTCTTCACTCAGGCGACCAGTGGTGTTCATGAAGCGTTGCACTTCACTTTCCATGCCGCCCATTGCTTCGGCAGTGATACCAGGAAGCAAGGTAAATACTTCATTCATGCCATTCTGAAAATCAGTAAAGGCGTTGAAGCTACTAACACCAAACGCGGTAACGGCTGCGCTTGCGGCTGCAATGCCAGCACCTCCAATGGTGAGGGCTGCGCTTCCGATACCTTGAATATTATCAGCAACGCCCCGTAAGGTGTTCGAGGCGTTGTCTCTAGCGTTGATGACAATTTGAATCGTGTTGCGTGTTGGCATTAGCCCTTAGCTCTCTCGTTTGTTGCACGCTTGATTTCGTTATGCACAAGCCAATCCATCGCAACAACATCAGAGGGCTGTTCGTCAAAGAGGGTAGGCGGCATACCACCATACATTTGACGTTGCAGATACTCTAATACTTCTCTGGGCATTTCGTAGTCAGGGTCACGAATGTAAAAAATTGCCCAAATCGCTACAATTAGCGCGTCTTTTTTTTCGTGTCAGGATTGAATAACCCTGCTAAAAAGACCATTTCAGGCGTTGTTAAATCGTAAAAGACTTCTTTGTTTCCCAAAGGTTGCGGCATTGGCACTTCGCCAGCTTCATCAGATACCCAATTCCATTCCGTAATGTATTCCGACATAAAATCAATATTGATTGCTTCGGATTGTTTGGCGAGGCTGTTAAATTCCTCAGAATTGGTTTGACCGTCTTTGCTTAATTGCTCTAGTCGCTCGTTGATACTACCTATTTTCTGGCGAAAATCACGGAAAACTGCAACGGTTGGGACTTTGTATTTTACCCAACTCCCTTTGCCTTGTATTTCGGTACTCATCGCTTTTTTGGTAGTTTGGCGTTTTGGCATTGTGTTACGCTCCGTTTAATTAAGTTGTGTAGGTTGCAAATGCGATAGCGCCGTCTGGTTGCAATTTGGCTGCAATCTTCATGGGCGCGGCTTCGCTTGCACTCAATTGGAGAGGGTCAAAGTCACCTAATTTGAACTCGCCCGAATACATCCGTTCCCCATTGGTCTTGCCATTAGGGTAGATAATAACCGTGCGATTGCCGCCATTTTCAAACCACGTTTCCAATAAGTCACGGGCTTCATTGCTGGCAGTGGTGTAAATTGCCTCAATATCGAGTGAGCCATTTTTCTTGCATTCCAGACGAAACGCCCAATCGCCATCAAATGTAAAGCCTTCACCAAGCGCTTTATTGATGGACAAATTAGCGTTATTTGAACTGCCTGAAATGTTTACGGGTGTTCCGCCATCGTCGTCTATTTCAATGACTGCGTTACAGGCGTTGATAGCAGTTGTAGTTTGAGCCATTAGATTCCTCCAAGAGATACATTAAGTTCGTGTCGCTCTTGGCGTTAATCGCTCTGGCGTTACGTAGCATATGGAATGCTCGTTTGGGATTCCCCACAGCAATTCTCCAATGTGCTTGGGGTTTCGGGATTGAGAATATCGAGGGCTTGCTCTTGAAGCGCTACCAATTCGGGCGGTAAGTCGGCAGGGTTTAGACCTGCAAAATCGCCTAGACTTTCAACCCCTAATTCTTCCATGATTATATCATATTCCGCTAATGCCTCAAAATACGTCCATTCGGGCGTTTCGAGGGCGCGAATTTTGCCTTTTGTAACCAAGTCCTCACGACTCTGTTCCGAAAGCTCAAATAAGCCCATATATGCCCCTCTGCGGCGCGTTGTCTGTTCCCCTTCGGCATCGGTTACAACAAGGTTATCTAGTAATTTATACAGTGGCATTAGAAAATCCTCACAACTATGGTTATACGACATACTAGCCAATCTTCATTTGAGCTATTAATAACGACTCGTTCTCCATCATATTGGAAGCTGCGAATCGCTTGACTTCCGAACGGGCTATCTGGGTCCAGCGCGTCTAATTTGTCCATCACGGCTTGCGAAATTTCTGCCCAAGCAACCATCGCTTCACCAAATCGGCTTTTTTTGCTGATATACACGTCTGCGATATGTGTCCAATCGTGCTGAATAACCCGTGTTACACCGCCACCGCCAAAGGTAATTTGTTGGGTTTCGGAGTCGGTTGATACGTTCCCCCATCCATCAGGATAAACTTGCACCAATGGAACATCTTGGTCTGGGATGTTCTCGGTTAATTGGTGTAAATCTTGTACGGTCTCGATTGCAGAAATACTCTTAAACGTGGTTGCAATCGCTGTATTGATAGCCTTTACATCATAGGTCGCCATACTTATGCTCCGTTAATTGCGGTTGTAACGTGATTGCCTAACATTTGAACGATTTTTGCTTGGTTTTTGTCGGCTGCACGCTTCATAAAGAATTGCCCTTGCAAACCGCCACGCTGCAAAATCCCTTGTGCGACAACAAAAGCATTCAAGCCGTGTCGCCTTGCCCATCCTTCAAGTGCGGAAACAGGCGGCATCCGATTGTGGTCTGTACCGTATTCTTGATGCGGCGCATATTTGACAGGCGTTCCAACGACTCCCGTTACTCGTCTAGGAAAACCGACAGGTGAAACGGTCTGCGTCATACTTGCCCGTAATCGCCCTGTATCGACAGGGGCAAATCGCTTGGCATCGCGCAAAACAAGATTCGTCGCTCGGTGCATGGTCTGAATCATCTTGCGCCCGTGCATCGCTTCTGCGATTTTTTCCAAGCGTTCGCGCTGCTCGTTCGCGCCTAACACACTCATTCTTGTCGGCATCATTAGCGTCCTATGAATTTAGCCCGTTTTAAGCCTGACATATTGAGCATGACCTGAACATCTTTGTCGAGTTTCGACAAGAAACGCGATTGACCAAAATCGCCAGTTAGTAACGCATCAGCCATACCGCCGCCAACACGCTTATACACCCGAATCGATTGCATAATCGTTGCCTGTTTAATGGGTTCGGGAACGTCTGTGGCGTAGCCCCATTTAGCGGTCACTTTGAGGGTAGGGTAGAAGGCACTATCAAATACATCGTCAGGGTGTACCTGAAAATCACTTAATTCCCCATAGTTCCCTTGTGCAAAAACACGACGCGGCGCATTCGGTAACAGGATAATGCCGTGATACGGTGTGCGATTGAAATTGACAAATTTACTTTTGGGACTGCCAGCAAAACCGCGCACATGCGTACCAATCGTTAAGGATACACCGTAGCTGGTATCGGTGACTGCATCCTTCATTGCAACGGCGGTTATTTCAGTACACGGGTCAATCCATGCGTAGCGTTCTGACGCGGTTGCATATTCACGCTCGGTAGCTGTGGTTAAGGCTTTAAAGCCTACTTCCTTGTAGCCCATAAAGCCGTCTATCATGCGCGAAACAGCAAGGATAATGCTTTCGATTATTCCGTTGTCTGCCTTCGACTTTGCATCCATCTGACGGCGCACATCTTCGGCAGATGCGTACTTAGTTGTCAATACCATCTAGCACCTGTTCTGGAAATACTAATTTATGCGCTCGATAGGGAATAGCCGCTTGCCTGTCATACGGCTGAACGAGAACATGATAGCCATAGCGGTTTGAATTTACGTCCCACCAATAGGCTGTAATTAAGCCAATATCGGTATATTCGGGCTGTTGTGTTGGAATATCTGGATTGCGGAATCCGATAAATTCCCCAATCGGTAAAAAGCCGTCAACACGCCCTGTATAGATACAACCAATCGGTTCGGGTGTTCCTGTGTCGCAAACGCCACTTTGGGCATTTGTATTGGGAATAATCTGCGACAACGCGAATAACAGCAATAATGCGCTAAATATGGCTAAATCTCTAAACACGGCACACTCCCTTTTTGAAAAAGTATACCACAACAAAAAACCCCTCAATTCGAGGGGTTAAGTATTTTGTAGTTGAAATGCGGTTCTATTCTTCTCTATGCCAATCTCTAGGGTCACTATCCCATAATTCTTGACGTTCAATTTCCTCAATCTTCGCATGGAGGTCTTGAATTGAATTTTCGACAAGGGCGCGTTTATCGCCTGTCATGCGTTCACTCTCTAGTGATTCTTCAAGGGCTTCAATCGTGTATCGCATCAACCCCTTCGCAAATTCCATTTTTTGCCCTTGTGTCATTTCGACAGGTCTCTTGCGTAGTCCTAACCACTCAAGGAAACGAAAAATCGGACTGACGATAAAAATGTAAATGAGGGCGCGAATGATGCGGATAGCGTCTTTGTCTTCAAACTTCATAACAAGTCCCCTGTAAATTCACCGTCTATTCTCGGCACACCTGCGATGATTAAATCGCGTAAGGCGTAAATGGCTTCGGAAAATTCCCATTCCGTCATGTGTTGGTCGTGAATTGATTTTGCGTAATTCATAATTCGCCATTCACTCCAACCCGTTTGCTCCATAGTCGTCTTTAAGGCTTGCCTTGCTTCTCTTAGTTCTTTGTCCGATTCGATTCTGCCCATGTCATAACCTTTCACTAAGGTTTATTACGGCTCTTTACGTTTCGTATTATCCGTGAATTACGCAGCGTACAATCACAGGTGGTTTGTCTTGTGATTGTAGGGTACTTTTGGTGGATTCTTCGCGCCTAATAATTGTTCTTCTAAATACGAAACTTTCATCGCAAAAACCGATATTGAGTTCATCGGAAGCATATTTGAAATTCTAGCTTTCATCGAAACCCTAACTTCGTGTACGACATAAGTTTCGCCTTCGTATTCTACACAGTCAAACAACTTGAGGTCGCTATGTCCATAAATCTCAATAATGTAATCAGACAGTAAATCGTCTTCACTGAGACAATCGTGATTGCTAGCAAATAAAATTGCTCGTGCTGGCGCTGCATCTTGATACTTTTTTAAAACAAGTAGCATTGTACAATCCTTATCTGAAAAAGGGGCATTATGCCCCGTTGATTAACTCTCTAAAAATTTGATACCGTCCGCTTCGTACTGGTCGGCTTGCTTTGCCGCAAGGTGTGGACTGATATACCCTTTTTTGTCACCACAACTGCGTCTATGTACTGCCCAATCGACTTTGTAAACAACATCAGCAAACCATTTACCTTGAGGCTTAAAGCGGATAACGGTAAACGCATCAGTTTCAGTGCGGTATTTATAATAATTGTCGTTTACCTTGACCAATTCGTATTTGAGATTCGGTAAGAATAAACCGATAACGAATTGCCACTTGAGGCAAAGTCTCAGCCAGTTTTCGGCTTGAATATCACCATCTGAATTCGGGTTAAATTTGCATACTAGGTGTTCAAAATCCAGTTCTTGCCATACGGTGTAGATAATGTTCATTTGGTCATCCTTAGAATTAATTAGGCGTTTTGCTTAACCCATTCGATAGCTTCTTCGTAGGTATCGAGAAATTCGGACTTATCAGTACCTTTTATCCAAGCATGATAATCGTTCTTTAAACGACCATCTGTGCCGCGTGAACCGCCAGCAAATGGAGCGATAATAGCGCGAACTTTTTTGCCTGATTTTTTGGTAACGGTGATAATTTTCATGTGGTCGTATTCTTAGAATTTATCGAACTTAACTTAATGATATAACACTTTTTAATTTTTGTAAAGGTGTTAAATAGAAAAAAGTCGTAAAGGAATCAAAAAACCCCTAAATAATAGGGGTTTGAATGTGTTACAGGGGTAACGTTTAGGTTGTGCTTTGGTCGAAGTTATTGGTTGCTGGACGATTCTTGACATGTCCAAGTACCATAATCCCGAACATACGTGCCGCGCTTGGGGTTGCTTCAATGTTCAACCAGTCGTAGCCATCACTAAATTCGGCAGGGCGAATCTCGATACGAAATGAGGTATCGGTATCCCCCATCGACAGGTCTTTATTGCCTGAGTCGAATGATTGCAATGTACCACCAGTCAAGGCATTGGCTTCCTCAACATCCACGTCAATTGTATTGCCACTTCCCGATTCCGCCATACCGATAACAACAATGCGGTCATAGTTCGTGACAGGCAAACGTGCTGCGAGGTCTTGAGCAGTTGAATGGTCAGCTACAGCGATTTCAGCCGCCAATTCCCAATCTTCACCAAATTCATGTGTGTACATAATGTTGCCCTCCAAGGGTTTATTTAATCGTCACCAAAGACGATAATGATTTTACGTTTATTATCTCTAAAAACAACTCGCCAATTAGCAAGTTTCTTCACCGATAAATTCCAAAGGTGTGCCTCTAACATATTGCAATGGTGACACAACCACATTAGATTTTCGATTTTTCCGTTATCCGTATTGTGGTCAATGTGATGCACTTGGACATTTTTATTATTGCCGCACCAAGTACATATTATCTCTGGACTTTCATTAGTCAGTATATTCTTATGAAAATTACGAGATTTACCACCTCTATAAGCATGATTTTTACTTCCAGACACAAAAAATGAATGTCGCTCACTATGTGGTTGTTGTAAATCAAGTTCCCTTATCCAACGTGTGATAATTGCTCGACTAACACCATAAAATAAGGCTATTTCATCTTGTGTCATCCCCTTACCTTCTGGCGGTAACAAATACATTTCGCTTAACTCGTTTTTTGACGGCGCATAAAACTTACGTTTACCTGTATTATGATATGAAACTCGTTCATATCTATCTTGCTCAGGTATCCCTAGTTTTTTTCGCCATCGTTTTACGGTTGCACGATGTACACCATAATAGTTAGCGATTTCTTTTAGCGTCATGCCCTTACCTTCTGGTGGCAATAGGTAACGCGATTCAAAATCTTCTTTGGTTGGTAAAGTGCCACGTTTTCGTTTCATAGGTACACTGCAATAAATTAACAATGCACCTATTATATCAAATCGTTCGCTTAAATACTAGGTACTGTAAGCGGAAAGTGCCACGAAAGGCGAAACTTGCGTTGACCCATCTTGATAGGTAATCGGAGCGTTTAGCCATGATTTCCCATCGTGACGCATGGTCATACGCCATGATACTTGGTCGTTAGCGAAGCGTTCATGGATACTCATATCCATGGTCATCGCCTGACGATCCCCTATCATGTAGTACGAGAAGTCAACCAGCATAATATCGCCTAATGTGCCAAGTGCTGGCAGCTTATCGGTGAAGATAATCGGGCGACCCAATAGTGTGTTCGGGATTCCTGCCTGAGCATTTCCCCATAGGTATGACGGATTGCCAGTTGGTCCGTTCATGTTCATCAACACGGTCAAAACCGATTGATTCGCAATCCAGACCGCATTCGCAGTCGGTAGCATCACGCCAAGCATTTTGGTCAAGTCTTCGTATTGAACATCGTTGTTCGCTACGCGGCTTGTGCCTGAGCTATGCCCACCAACGGAAAGCAATGCGCCTGATTTGAGGATACCCTCTGGTTTGCCAACACCGCTACCGTTGAGATAGTCCATATCAGCACGGTGCGCCATCGCACCAGGGAAGCCCATATCGCCCATGAGAAAATCTTCAAGCGCGATAGCAGAATCGGCAAGCAATTCGTTACTGGTACGGGTTAAACCTGTCAGCTTATGGGCTGTCAGGGTAACGTCACGCCAGCTTGGTTGCGATTCGGTCAGGCTTGCAGCTTCGTCAGCATAATACGTCACAATACCGCCATACCAAGACGCGCCACCTGCGACTGTCCCTTGTTGGTTCAGCACAGGAATTGTGACCTGACGACGATTCATCCGAATCACTTCGGCTCTAGGGCGAACAATTGTCGCTGTATCCTGAACCATTTTGACACGGCTTTGGAACTCTTGCGGAACGAGGAAACCACCAGTCGCGCCCGTGTCCTCAGCAAGTGCTTTGGCATCGGTTACGTTTTGCACTCGCGCCCGTACACCGTCCGCGTCGCCATCCCAATATTGCAGACTGCCGCTAAGGACGTTATTGGCTTTCAAGTGCCATAGTGATTTTGCCCATTCACCGATGCTTTTGAAGCCACCGAATTTGGCAAGCTGTTCCTGAATTGCAGGGTCGGAAGGGTTGCCCTCTTGCGAACGATTGTCATCGCTATTCGCAAAGCGTTTTAAGTCAGCATCTTTCTCTGACTCAAGTTGCTTTAGGCTTTCCCACTTATCGTAATTGTCTTGTGCGAAATTGAACAAGGAATCCGCTTTTTCGCGCAATTCGGCAACGCCCTCACCTTTTGCAAAGGCGGCATCAATTTCAAGATGTGTATCAAGAAACATCTGGTGATATTTATCGCCAAGTTCCTTGAACTTATCAGACTTCATGACCTCGACCATGATAATCCTCCATTATGTGATAGTCGCTATTTGTCGTTGTCGTAAGATTGCCTTTTGCCTCTGTAAATCGCGTAAGATGTCGGCTGATTCCTCAGCGTCGTCTTCGGAAGTGAGTGAGTCTTCGCTCGGCTCGGCTTCGGATTTACCAGAAGAAGATTTAGGCTTCTCATATTCCGCATTCGGCAACTCGCGTCCAAGTACGTCGCTCGGAATAATGTTCATTACGGTGTCAACGAGGGTCGGTAGTAATTCGCCTAACATCTCCATGTCGTCATCTTCTAAGATTCCAGCACCATGAAAATCGCCAACTTGGTTTTCCAAGAATGCGACCAATGCGCTACGAAGTACAATACCAATGGTGTCAGGGATTTTGAGTTCAACATAATCGTCACAGATGAACTTGTCCCCAACAGCCTCTTGATGGGCGAGGCAAAACCCGTTCTTCGCAGTGACAGCTTTATAAAACTCGCAGGATTTACAAGCGTCGGCTGCGATAGATTCACGATAGTTCGGAATAGCTTTGCTGTGCGGCATATGCCGTTCAGTCATTTTATTTGCGCCCGATTTCGGGTCGGGAGTGGGTGTAATTAGCGTTTCGCTATCATTCTTTGCGTCAACCGTCATTGTGGCGGTATTCGCTGCGAAAATAACAGGCGAGAACTCTTTTAAGTCCACTTCGAGAATGAAGTACAATTCGCGTTGCTCACCACCAACCGTTACTTCACGCCACTCCCCTTTGATAATGCGGAAGCCGATACTGTATTCGTCAATCACGCCAGCTTTGATACGGCGGAAAATCTTCGCAGATTTATCCGTTGGTTCGTCTAGCATGAATTGAAATTCGACATACAGACCGCCTGTGGCATCGGGATATTCGGCAATCAGTTCGGGCGGTAACTTGTCTTTGTTGACTTGCTCGATTTTGAGCAATTTAGCGATAGCATCTTCTGTACTGCGGTAGTTGTGGTTATCGAGGACACGAATCTTATGAGCAGATTCGGCAATGGTTTTGGTAAATGCCCCAAACTGAATCACTTCCCAATGCTTATCGACATTGCCCATAACCGATACATAGGCTTTGACGATACCTAAATCGCCTTCCGCCTTAACATCGGAAATAAAAGCAGGGAATGATTTTCTCGATAGTTCTTCTGTTGGGGTTTGTTTAACCATTTTTACGCCCTTAGCATTAACCACAAAGTCTCGCTCTCAGGCGTATAATTATGAGGGTAGTATACTAAAAAACAGGGGAAAACGCAAAACGCCCCACTTAGGGACGTTTATACGCGGTTTGTGTGAAAACCGAAAGCGCGACGCTTAACTTATTTTACCTACTTTCCCACGCTTCTGCAATTGTTAGTGCAGTATTCATCAATGTTACGATTTTACGAGTCACACTGATGCTATTATTGGTGCTTGCTTGGCTGATTTCAGCCGTAAATTCGCCTTCGCTTTCTTTGAGTTCAATACGAATTTCACGACGACGAAAACTGTTTTCTACTGGAATTTCGAGTTCAAGTGACCACGTATTATCACGGGCAAAAGAATATTGACGGTAACTAATTTTTACGTTGTTAGCTCGTTTTTTAGCGGTAATTTGTTTGCTCAAGCTAAGGTTACGTAATTCAATAGGCGCACCATTTTTATCAAGCATCAGTAATTCTGTTTCGTCAACATCAACTAAATTCAGACCAGAAGTTAAGGCATACAATTGACCGTCACGACTAATTTCGTAAGCCTCAAAAATCCAACGATACATAATCAAGTCTGCAACTGTGCAAGTAAATTCTTCGCCAAGTGCGTCAAATGTTTCTTCGATTTCCTGTAAATAAAGTTTTAGGGCTGCTTGATATTGTGTGCGACTACCAAAATCTTCCTCGATTGGGCGGCTTTTACGTTCTGCTATGGTAACGGTTTCTTCGACATTCGCCCAAAATCTATCGCGCAGTGCTTTTTCACGGTTAATTTTTGCTTGGCGTTCGGCTTGTTTGGCTGCTTGATATTCTTCTTGACGCTGTTCGCGGAGCGCGTCAAATTCACGAACCTTTAAAATCACTACATTGTCAAATGTAGAATTAAGGTCAGCTTTGGCATCCGTAGCTTTAGGGAAGCTACTATCGCTACCGTGACCATCTGTAGAATTAGGCTTCATAATCGCCCAAATGTATCCTGCTGGTTTTTTGCTGATGCAAGCAACGAGTTGGTTAGTGTATTGGTCAGAGTAAGTTACGTTAATCATGTGGTCGTATCCTTAGAATTTATTGAACTTAATAGAATGATATAACATTTTTTAATTTTTGTAAAGGGGTCAATAGTAAAAAGAAAATAAAAACCGCCCTTTTCATCAAGCGGTTTCGTGAGTGGGGATAGGTTCTGCGATAAGGGGTATCGCATTGTGCGCCTGAGAGGACTTGAACCTCCAACCAACTGTTCCTAAGACAGCCGCATCTACCAATTGTGCTACAGGCGCTTCATGGGTGTTGAGAGATTCGAACTCCCTACCCTTCGGACGTGGTTTACAGCCACGCGCAACTCGCCATCTTTGCCGAACACCCGAAGCTGGCTAGGTAGGACTTGAACCTACAACCAACGCATTAACAGTGCGTCGCTCTCACCAATTGAGCTACTAACCATTGTGGGGAATGCCTTAAACGATTCGGCGACCTCCCGCAGTTCATACGGACGCTCTCCCTCTGAGCTAATTCCCCGTGAACAAAGCGAATGACTTGCCAAGTTATTCCTTCGTTCGGACTGTTTGCCACTGGCGCAGTCATTCCAGATAATCGAATAGCCCGACTATCGGCAATTAGTATTTCGATACACCCTAATTCGGTGCTAGTCACTGGCGCAAGGTGTGACAACCTTCCCAATTTGACGCATTGGGATACGGGTGTTTGGGATTGTGGCGCTGATGACACCATTCACCAGCATAGGTTAGGACAGTGAACCTTTCACAGTTCTTGGTGCATCGGACAAGCCCTAGTAGCCCGATGTGGGACTGGCAGGACTCGAACCTGCAACCCCTTCATTTTGAGTGAAGCGCAAAACTGCCAATTGTGCTACAGTCCCGTGCGAGAGAATACAGGCTATTATGTGCTATCTCTCGATTCACCTAACGAGTTCACTTGCAGCCCGTTCGTCAGGTCTTGATGGGGAAACAAGGCTCGAACTTGTAACCTTTGCATCCAAAATGCAACGCTCTCCCGATTGAGCTATTCCCCAATATAGCAGGGGCGGAAATTGAATCCGCGCTCCTCGAATTGTTAATTCGTCAGAGATAACCACCTCTAATCCCTGCAAGTGGGCGTGGTCGGATTTGAACCAACACGTCAATCGTCCCTTAGACGATTAGCTCTGCCATTGAGACTTACACACCCGAATGAGGGCGTTTAACGTCTGTCCCTCAAAGACATTCTTTAATTTAATAAAGATTGCGGAAAATGGAGGAATCGAACCCCTACGCTCTCACGCACGCCAGTTTTCAAGGCTGGTTGCCGACCATTCAGCCGCACTTTCCGTATGGTGGCGCTATATTAATCGTTTCTTCGCATCGTGCAAACCGATTTGCGCGCAACCGATTTATCGTTTTACGAAGTCTGCATTAATCGGCATACCACCGTCAGGCGTTAAGGGAATTGAACCCCTTGCTACAGTTTTGGAGACTGTCATGTTACACCATTACACCAAACGCCTTTATTCAGGATTAAAAGTCTACCTCATTTTTTGCGGTTTGGGTACTGTGTATTTTGATTGCGTTTTCGCTTGGGCGCTCTGACCTGCCGATAGCAGATTTGACCGCTCGCATTCGAGGACAGTTCGTAAATCGCTTTACACGAATTACAAGGAATCTCCAATGTAAATTCCTCATCAATCGCTTTAAATAACTTCTGGGCGCAATTTGGGCAATTTATCCAAGTATAATCTTGTTCTATTCGCTCTGACATTATTCACCTTCTGGCTCAGGTATGAATGGAATTTCCACACAACGACAATTGATAATTTCTTTGAGGGCTGCGCTCTTGTCTCCTGGATGAAGCATTTCAACACCACCAACAACAAATTTATCGTCAATCGGGATAGCGCCTATTTCACCGCCCTCAGTATAGCGCCGTTCGGCTGCCAAGTGACTTTCGCGTGTACGGTCATCTTGGGTTGCAAGCCACTCTTTTTTTGTTGCCCCAATCCGACGATAGAGATTGTGATTAGCGGCGCTTGCTGCGCCATGTGTTTCAGTTCGGGCTATCATTTCCAGACGGTATGGCGGCATTCGTTCCTGCATAAATGCCCAATCATCAGGTGATTGTCCGCCGTTCATGTATTGGTCGAACAACAAACCCAACTTCTTGCCGATTTCATCTGTTCCCATTTCCGCCTCAAGCCCATCACGAATGACCGCGTGAATACCCTCAAAGGTCGTTTGGTTAATATCCCTAGCGAATTTGAGAGAGTAATTTGCAAACCATGCTTCGGTTTCGATGCTGGACCGCATGACAAAAATGGTATCAAAATCGGTAATGGTATCTTCTAAATCGAGGGCTTGTCCCATGAGTGTACGGGTATCGGAAGCGATTGTTAGCACCAATGGCGACATTTGCTCTTGTACCTCGAATAATCCGCCCGAAAATAGGTACATACGCGCCCATTGCTCATAGGTCATCCAATCAAAGGTTTTTACCTTTTTGATTGACTCCCGTTTGAGAACATCAAAGCGTTTTTGCAAAGTCTTTTTCTGGTTACGGAATATCCGCTTCGCGCCTGTTTCAAATGCAGGTTCATGTTTGGCGATTAGTGCAATCAGGTTATCGCGCAATTTCTCTTTTGCAGCGCGGCTTAATTTGCTTTTTATAATCGGCTTGCTATAGTGGACAACATCCTCACCGTCATCTATACCATCGTGAATACCGCCGTAAGTCGCACCGTCTAACGGGGCAACATGAACAGGTGTACCATCATCAAGGAATTTTTGCGGTTCATCGTCATCCTCATTGTCCGATTCTTCTGCTTCATCTTCCTGCCCTTCTGGTAATTGTGGCGGTTCATCTTCACCAAAGGGCGCTTCGACTGGTTGCGGCGGTTGCATTCCGATTGATACAGGGACTAAGCCGACTGGCATAAAGGAAATATCGCCACCTTCAATCTCGCCAATATCTAGCCCTGCAATTCGCGCTGCAACGTGTGGCGGAACCATGCTGTGTACCAATTCCTTGTAGGTTGCGACTTGGGTTGTCGTGTCATCAGCAAAGGCTTTAATACCACTTGTATCAAAGCGCAAAAATAGCTTGTCATCTAATGTAACCTTATGCCGCAATTCTTCTTCAAAGAGCAGCAACTCGGTATTCATTGTGTTTTGCCAAAAGTCTTCTTTTGCTTCACTAATGTTATTGTAGGTACTATTCGCTTCATCCAAGCCGATTAATCGTCCTGGTACACCAAAAACGGTTGTTACGCGGCGCACATTCCGCAAGTCGATTACATCCAAGCCCATATCTTTGAAACTTGGGACCATGTGCGTAAAGTTACCGCCACCATCAATAACAAGCGGCTTACCCCAATTCCCAGCACCGCCGTAAACTTCTTCGATTTGGGAGCGTAGGGCTTCAATGTCTTCTTGGTTACTTTCGTAAGGGAGTTGAATCACGCCTCCTGGCATAATCCCTTGATTCTTGAAGTAACTCGCCAAGAACTTGGTCATATGGTTGTCAGTATCCGCCGTTCGCGCTCCTGCCGACAAAGGCGATAGACCGTAACCTTGCCCTTCTAATGGGTCGTAGGGATTAGGGAATTTTATGTGCAACATATTGGAAGGGTGAATCGGTATCATCTTCTGTTCGGACATTCCATCAGGATAATAGGCATATCCGATTACCGCATTCGATTTCTTACGCCCGTTCTCCATTTCGGGAACAATCGCCACGCGGTCAGGACGTAAGGGGTACATCCCTAATTCCAGACCGTCATTGATACCTGTCACATAAATGAAGCAATTGCCGTGTAGGTTGAGATAGAGAACACAGTATTGCATAAATTCGACACGCGATTGATAGGCGTTCGGGCGCATGGCGAGTTGATACAAGGGGTGCGATTCGTTTTCGGACAATTCCGCATTGTCGGGCGTTCCCTCGTATGCGCGTAAGGGTGCTTGAGCAATCGCGTCTAGCTTGTACTTGATTGCCCCATAAATCACCGCATTTTGGCTATAGCCCTCTTTGGCATAGCTCTCATAATCAATCATATGCCACTGGTACGCTCCTGGTCGCACCATATGCCACACAATCGGCAATGGGAAATTCTTCTCTTGGGGTTTGCTCATAAATGCCCGAATACCGTTGCGAAAACGGTCAACCAGCTTGACTTGTGCAACCATTATTGACCTTCCAGATAAGCGTATCGCTTGAAACAAATGATGAAGGGATATATAAGGGCATTTTATCATAAAGGGGTATAGAAACAAAAACGCCCTCGATTGAGAGCGTCTTCGTGTCGATTAATCTTGTCGAGGAAACGAACAAGGGCGACTATAGTATACAACGTTTTAGGCGAATTATTTATTCCGTATTTGGAACAATTCAGCCGATTTCGGGCTAAACGGTGGCGAAAATAAGCGTGTAAATCCATCCCATACCTAAAAACGCAATCGGATAAACAATCAATTTGGTATAGATAGTAATTACAGCTTCGGTAGAATCGGACGCTGTATCGTTATCCGTATTCCCTCTAAGATAGCCGATAATCAGCGAGAGACCAGCAGCTTGACCAAGCGCTAACGGCTCAAGTCCGAATGTTGGGACAATAAACCACGCCCAAAGTTGGAGCAAGATAAACGCGCTGATAACGATTGATAATGGGAACGCAAGTAAAAGTAAAATTGCTTTCATTTGGCTAATCCTTAGCTTATTTGATAGTTAATTTATTCTACTAACTTTTTTCGATTAGTAAAGGGTTAATCTAAAAAGTCAACTCGAACTTGGCATCTGTATACCGTCTACAAAATTCAATGCAAGCGCTTCGTCGGGTGTCATCCAGTAATCGCGCTTGAGCATGTCCCGAATCTGTTCTTCGGCAATGTCGGTATGGCGATGATACAGATTGACGATTTGCTTCATGAGCATATCCATGTGTTTCACATCGTCTTGAACTTGTTCGTATGTCCCCCAAGCAATGCCGCTTAATTGATGCACTAAGTAGGTACTGTTAGGCATAATGACACGATGCGTTCCTGCCTGAGCAATTAGGGTAGCGGCGCTTGCGGCTACCCCTTCAACGATTGTATGAACAGGTGTTTTGAGAGTGCGGATAATATCGTAAGTCGCCATAGCCGCGCTAACATATCCGCCGTAAGAATGAATGTGTAGGTCAATAACTGGCGATACACCGAACTCAACAGCATGTAACCGCGCTTCACGGTCTAATCGTATAAGGGTCTGATTGAGTTGTGCGGTTGTATTGTTATCCACACTTGACCAAAAATGAATTTGGAAGTTCTCAGACTCTATAAAATCAAAGCCGTCATCCCCGTTCCGTTTCGGGTCACTTTCAGGCACGGCTATTTCGATTGTTTTTGCTTGGCGTATCGGTTTCATTACAGACCTTTCAAGTGTTATTTGACTGGTTTTGGCGGTTCACCATACCATTGCAAGCCTTCATCGGATAGGTCGAAATGCCCACCGTCAAAAACGTGCGCCAAACCACGTAAATAGAGCCAAATTAAACCTTCGCGTGCATCAGAAGAATTAAGAAACCAATTGTCTTTGTCAATGTTTTCGCGTGTGGAAAACGGTTTATGAACAAGGTATCGTGCCACACTACGCGCAAAAGGACATTCATGAGTAAGATACATTTCAAGACGCTTATCTTCTGCCAAAGGAACATTAGGGGGAACAATATTGACTTGTACCTCGTGGATACTAACTGATGTTTCGCCCGTTTCGGCATCAGTTGATTTCCCAATTAGCAAATTGCCGTATTCAATTAAGCGCGTACTGGCGTGATTGGCTGTATATTCCGATTCGTCATCGTCATATTCGATAACCAAGTCGTCATGCCAAGCGCCCTCGTACAGCGTACTGGTCGTTAGCCCGTGTCCTTTGACGATAATGTGAAAGATTTCAACGCCATACAGCACGTTCCGAACGAACAATTCATAGGTAAATTCCTCGTCACCGTGTAATTCCCCTTTGAAGGGAACAATGCCCTCAAACTCAAAAGAGAACTTCACTTCGGCATACACATCCGAACCTGTGAAGCAATGCACTGTCGTATTGTATTTTGAGCTTTGCTTGCGTTCTCCAAAGAGCAATAAGTCAGACTTGAGAATCGCGTTGACTAGCCGTCCACAATCTTCAATATGCTCGTTTTCGGGAAATAAGTTGGGGCGGAGTGCTGGTAATACATCGTCGGGATAACCGTCACCCGTGCGATAAACTTGATACGTTACATCGTTGTCCGTATCATGAATCAAAAGTGTTGCTCTTGTACCCATTCGATTTAATCCTTAGTTTATTGAACAGTGCCTAAATTTTATATGATATTTTAATTATAGTAAAGCCTAAATAAATGCACGGCGGATATTCAATTGACGCTCGACTCTCGCTTTGTCGCGCCTATTGGTTTCTCGTCTGGCATAGGTAAGCGCCTGATTGAAGTTATGAAGCAATTTAGTAAATACGAGGCTGCGCCCTTCCCCCAAAATAAAGACGCGAACACCGCCCTTTTGTGGCGCAATAACAAAACTATGATAAACACCTGTGCCTAATTCATCCGATTTATAAATCGGAAATTGCTTAATTTTCACGGGACTACCCCATCTTTTTAGTCTTATATTACAACATATTTCACATTTGGATAACCCTAGCCCCACGCGAACGGGTTTTCATCGACTGCATCCACCATGCCATCGCAACCGCGTCCCCTCCATCGGGCGAACGGTTGCCTAATTTTTCGCGCAGTTTCTTCTTGTCCTCAGCGAAACGGTATACCCCTAAATTATCGGTATACTCAGGGATGATTAAATCTTGAAGCAGACGGTCATCGGGCGGCAAGGCGAGTTCGGCATAAGCTGGTGCATTTGGGTCCAGTGCCTCACGTAATGCCCAATACATACCAATACGCATATTGAGAAACTTCATTGTCCCCGTGCTATCGCGTAGCGGTTGCCCTACCCTATCGACTGCACGCGCTGAGGCTTTCAGGTTTTTGATTTTGTATCGCATGTTCCGTAAGGTCTGATATGCCCCTGCGCCAACACCGATACCGTCAAAGCCGATTGGGATTCGTTCGTCGGGCTTGGTATGTTTCTCGATTAGGGGAATGGTCTCCATAACCTCTTTATTGTGATACTCTAGCAAGTCACAATAACGCCCTACGAATCGGGCTATTGCGGTCATGTCCATCCCTGTATCCGCAGGGTCAATCCCATAGGTGGTAATTTCGCGTATCTCTTTAGGGTCTAGTGACGACAGAATATCCGCCGCTTGGAACTCGTGCCATCGTTTATTTGCCGCCTCTAACCAAGACAAGCGAATGATACCGAAGTCACTACTATCTGCAAACTCGCCCAAGAAATGGTTTTTGTACAACGGGCTTTCCTCGCCCCAAAGGTTTTTCATGCTCTCAGCATGTTCAAGGTCGATTGTTCCTGCGGCTAGAGCATCCTCATACGTGACACTAATCGGATACCAATTGGTCAAGCCTGTTTTCTTGCGGTGAATATCATAGAAGCGTCCTAGCGGCGCACCAGGAGTAGAGATAGTTAGCACAAAGGCATTTGTTCCCTTCGTGGAGAATGCGCCCTCGATTGCATCAAAGATAGCATCTGGGATAATCTTGGCTTCATCCAAGACGTAGAGTAGGGTTTCTGCGTGAGCGCCCTCAATCCGTTCGGGCTTACCAGGACTAGTCGCAAAGGCGGTGCGTTGCCCTCTATCCAATTTAATCCCCATATCCAGTAATTCGCGCCCATCGCGCATCTGAATACCAAGATGTTCCCAATCCCCTTTTAACGCCCACTTACGAATTTCAGCCCATAGATAAGACTTCAATTGCTCCCAAACCGACGCGGTGGTAATACATTTTGTTTCACCAGGAGCGCAAGTAATCAGCCAAAGCAAAACCCAAGATGCGGTTGTCGTTTTGCCGACACCACGTAAGGACTTAACCGCTACACGACGATGCTTTTGAACGGCTAGTAAAATGCGCTCTTGGTAATCGTGGGGCGTTGCGCCAAGAATGTCTTGTACAAACGCGACAATACCGCCTTCATCTTCCCAATAGTGACGCTTGCGCTCGGCAAAGGTCGTTTCCATCGGGTCGTAAATAGCGAGGGCGTGGGCTTTTAAGCCCCTACGCATAGCACCTGTTTTACGTAAGGGCGGAAGGGAATCGTTCTTGAGTAGTGCGACCATGAGTTAGTCTTCGGCTAAACCTAGTGCGTTATTGCGCGTTTCTTTGCCAGCTTCGAGGTCGGACAGGACACGAAAGGCTTCAATCACATCATAGGCTTTCGCTTTGGCGTTTTCCTCAAATTCGGAATAATAATACAAACGCCATTGGTCTTTGCCGTGCATATTCGGACTACTGAGGGACATTTCTAGGGACTGGTAGTCTAAACCCCATTGATAGACAATAACCTCACGGTTTTCTGTGATAATGACATACCATTTTACATCTTCGTTCATTTAGTCCACACTTTCTAAGGCAATTGCCTCGCATTGAATAACAGATAAGCGGTCTCGTTCGATGCACCGATTATACACTTTCTCGAAGCGACACGATTCGTCGCAGATAGGCTCTCTTAGCTCAGGAAAAAAGAACATCGCACCCAAAGCAATCAATACAGCTAAAACAGTAATAATCACGTACATAGCATCTGTTTTACTGACATGCTCGAAAAAACCTATAGCTGAACGTTTCTTTTTAGCCATACGATTCACCTATGGTCGATAAGTTGTAATTTGGCGACGGTAGCGATTTCTTGAGCATCTAAGGTTACACGCTCTTGATTTTGCGCTTCTTGGAACTCTGGAATGGGATAGTATTTGATGACATAGCCCGTGCGATTGGTCATCATGTTTTGACGCTCGGTAGGGGTGATATTCTTGATATGCACATTGCCCTCAGCCAAATAGATGCAGGGAAACTCGTTTAGCTCCATCGGCTTAATCGGTTGCGTTTTCATCGTCATGCGATTGCTCCTTAATTATTCCCAAGAAAACGGTTGTTTTGACCAGTAATCAACTTCGGAAAGTAAATTCTCCCAACGTTGTTTGTTGTTAATCTTATGGGCTTTCATACGCGCAATAGTTTCGTTTCGTGCCGAAACTTTGATGACCTTACCGCCTTTAAATCGACAAGCCCATATCGGATTATTAGTAAGACGCTTTGGAGAGTTAGCTATCTTCATTTTTAATTTCTGCGGTAGCTTGCAAAATCAATGCAAGCCGCGCTTCTATCTCGTCAGGACGAATCGGGCTAATGATAGCGTCAACTTCCTCTTTAATCATGGCAATTTCGTTGTCGCTTACTTCGTGAGGGATATTGAGGCTTACCTTGATTTCGGCTTTACGGACTGCCTGAATAGCGGTTAGCGCCATATATGCGTGCGATTGTGCTAAATCGCGCTCGTTATCCTGATAACTCCCCAGAACGGTAAATTCGCCCTTACCCATAGCATCCTTCATCGCATCCATTAATTCGCGCCCGTCATTTTCAGGGTCGTGAACAACTACATACGGAATATGCTGATTCTTTACCAGTACAACGTGAAATGTGCGGTTCATCTAGTTTTCGCTTCCTGCGTAAATTCGCTGTATGCCTTCTGCGTAGGCTTGCTTTCGTTCGGTTGCATCTTCGATACGGTTCACGCGATAGAATAAATCCTCAAGCATATTCAAGAGCAACATAAATTGTGCTAGGGTTATCGCGTTTTCCCCTTTGTACTCAATATCAGATATGGTTTTGACCAATTGCCGACGCTTATCTGTAATCTGCAATATCTCTTGCCGTGCGAGATAATCCGCATTGCCGCGCTGTATCAGGCTACCCATCACAAAGAATGCTCGTAAAAAACGTTGAAATGCGTCTTTATTCTTACCCGATTGCGACTGACGTAAGTCGGTTTCGGCATCGTTGTATACGTTGCTAATGTCTGTCCACAATTTCCCTAACCCACCTTGCTCTAACTGGTCTAGGTTCTCATGAATAAAAACATCTAATAAAGCAACGTTTTCGGTAAGGTCTAAAGT